GTGGGGCGTGGCTCTGGTGTTTTTTATTTTCCCCAACGCGTTTTCGCAGGTTTTTTTGTTTTGTGTTTCTTTTGGTCTAGTTTGTGTTGTTTTGTTTCGCGTCTTGTTTTTTTTGTTTTTTTTTTGTGTTTTGTGTGTTTGTGTTTTCGACACGCCGTGGGTGTTGTGTTTTTTGTGTTTTGTGTTGTGGTGTGGTATATTTATATCAGTTGCAAGGTGCAATGGTTAGTGAAGTTAGGTGAGGTGATTATGATGGCTAAAGTATATGCCGTTCGGATTGAGACTTGTGAATCTGTTATTGTTTACGAGTTCGACACGCCTATTACGATGGGTCGTTTGTCTAATATTATTAATAATTATTCTAGTTCTTCTAAAATTGTTTCTATTAATGTTTATACCCGTACGGTTTCTGATGTTGAGTAGTGGTGATTATTGAAAGGTGCAATTATGGGATCTAGTTGTTTTTTTACTTTTGACGGATCTGCGCTCACTAGTAATAAAGATGATTGGGGTACGCCACAATATTTGTATGATAATCTTAATAGTGAGTTTCATTTCACGTTGGACGCTGCTGCTAATGAAGCAAATGCTAAGTGTAGTAGGTTTTATTCGCTCGATAATTCGGCTTTTGATCATGATTGGAGTAATGAAATAGTGTTTTTGAATCCTCCGTATGGTAGGGATATGATTAAGTGGATTAGTAAAGCGTATCGTGAGGTTCAAGACCATCACGCCATAGTGGTTTTGTTGGTTCCAAGTAGAACTGACACTCGATGGTTTCATGATTATATTTATAAACAATATGAAATACGTTTTATTCGTGGTAGATTGAAGTATGAAATAGCACACGGAGTGGTTGGTGCTTCTGCTCCGTTTCCGTCAATGATTGTAGTAATGAAGTAGTTATTTGATGTTATGTGAAAGGTGTGGTTGTGATGGCTAGGTTTTATGGTTTCGATAATCTTTATGGTGTTGGTACTTGTGATAATGACGGAGAGCGTATTGGCGCTGTTTTGGTGTTTGGTTCTCTCGCGTCTCGTGATAAGTGGATACGTAGCGAGGTGCTTTGTTATAGTCGTTATCATCATGAATCTATTACGGCCACGGAGGCTCGTCGTGAGATGATTCGCGCCGCGTATGATGAAATGGTGGATAAGGGTATTGTTTCGAGTCGTTCTGATTTGAAGTATGTTCCCATGGATACGATTACTAAATCGTATGCGTAAGTTATGGGATGAGGTTCTAGGGCAATGAATAAGCCGCCACGAAAATTCGTGGCGGCTTATTGTTTAGTAGAAGATTCTGCGTATGATGCACGCTATCCAATGTGTGATGATGTGGTGCGATCGGTGTTCGAGCGTCTTGCGTCGTTCGATTTCGCTGTTATATTCGGACATGTCTTCAGCGTTGGGTGGTTCTTCTATCATGTTTTCTCCTATTTTTACCATCTTCCGAGATTGAGGCGCTGTTGTAGTGCTCGTACCGCGTCGGACGTGGGACTAATCACGCCATCTACTGTAGTGCCTAGTCTACGTTGGAGGGCTGACACGAAACCGGGGCCAATGTTGCGCGGCATGTTGGTGATTCCCATGGCGTGTGACATGGCGGCTACCATATCGCTACCGCCGTTGCCGAATTGTATGGATGCGATATGCTCGTTGGCTGGGCATCGAATTTGGCCGGATATTACTCCGTCCGCGGTGGTGCCGAGGATCTGCTGGAGTCGGCGCGTAGTGGCGGGACCCCATGAGCCGTCTACGGCGATATTGGTGTTGGCGGGTGCTGGGGGCGCTGAATTGTTTGCTCCGACGTATCGCAGGTAACAGTCCCATGGATAATTATAGTAGGGGCCGACGTTGGTTTCACGGCCCGTTTGGTCTCCTGGTCTCCCATTGGCGCTATGGTTTTCCGAGTAGCTTGCCTGTGCGAGTTGTCCATTACCAAGATATACGGCTACGTGATCTGCAATGTTGAGTAGAATATCTCCGGGCTGTGGGTTGCCATTGTTGGCGACACGCTGCCACCCGTGGGCGACCAAGTTGGGGAGCATGTTGCCGGTATAGCTGGCGGATCCGGTGTCAAAACCGGCTTGGCGTAGTGCGAAAATAACAAGCGAACTACAGTCGGCGTTGCCGCCATCTTTAATGTTCCAGCGGTCGGCTTGCGAATAGCCGAGGTTGGCTGTAGCGCACCAATAGCGCATATTGTTGATAAAAGCGTTAATGTCAGGCATGATTATTTTCCTTATCGTTGGTGACTTTAAAAAATTCGAGTAGTTTACTGCTTTTGATTTCGGGGTTGACTTCTGCCAAATTTTCAATGATAGAACTTACCTCAATGAGTACAATGAACCCGCATACGAGTGGGATAAGCGGCACGTCGTATCCGAGGTTAATGTGCTGTGATGCGATTTGCAGGAATGCTGCGAGTCCTACTACCATGATGTATGCGAATTTGTGCCATAGTCCGTCGCGCATGATACGGGATGAGATGTTGCGTTGCACGATTGCTTTTGCCATTCCTGACACGTAATCGCCAATAACAATTACGCCTGTGGCGATAAGCCACCATTCTGTTGCATCATCCATAATTTCCTCCTATTTTCCCAGCATGGAGCCTATCACCATGCTAAAATCTGCCTTGATCTGCGTATTATCGAAGCGTATTTTGCCGCGACGGTAATCGTTGGTGAGCCGTTGCGCTACCGGGTCGCCACGTTTAATATATACCATGGTTTCGGATACGTGCCGATAGTCTAACGTGTATTCTGTTTGTGTGCCGCGCTTGATTCTACGCGATATTAAGAAACCCTGATAGTCCTCGTCAAGGTGGTACCATACGCCGAATTTGCCGTAATCTTCCGTGTCCAGCGTATAGGAATATCCGTCTTCGTCCGAGTCTAATGGCATGATGAGCGTTCTGCTGTCGTCGCGGAATTTATTGTTGATCGCATAGTCGGCATAATCGGCATCATACTGTCGTAGGAATTTGCCGAAACGCGAGCGCTCCACTTTGGCGCTGAAACCACCATAGTCGGCTAATTGTATGACTATAAAGCCGCCGCCGTACGCCTTAATTTCCTGCCTATCATGTTGTTGTTCGTCTAATGATATGTGGAATTTGGCAAAATACGGGTTAGCTTTGATAACGGCGTTTGATAGGAAAAATAGGCGAACCTTATCTTTCCAACGATCAACAGTGTTGTAAAATTCTTCGAGCGCGGTAACTTCATTACTCAAGAACTGCTGATTGTCGGGGAAGACTTCGTCGTAAATAATATTACGCACGTCCGGGTATGGTATGGACTTTTTCCCGCCGGCCTGTGATAGTGCAACAAAATATCCCATGATATGCCATGTCTTGGCATCGTCTTTAAGGTAATGGCATTCGGCTTGAGCGCCGTTTACCCTAAATTCGTAGTCGGGGAATGCTTCGCCAACGTCGGCAAAGAACGTCCCCTTGCTTTTTTGCTCTACATCGGTGCGTCTCAAATAAATAAACTGCGCACCATTTTTGATAAAATCACGGATACAGAATTTTTTAGCGCCATACGTTTTGCCAAGACCTCGAGCGCCAATAATAAACGACCATGGCGCATTGTATGTCAGCACGTCATGGTAGTTATAATAGTCGTTCTCATTAAGAACGTGAGCGTTCGGTGTCATGACTCTATTATACCACGTTACACATAGCGTCGCAGTTCCCACTCACTCGCCATATTCATTTCCCCGGTGGCCTGAAAATAGTTCGGTCCATTCCCCGGCCCCCCGTGGGATAATGTTTGATCTGCGCCGGTGCCCGTCATGCCCTCCACGTGGTCATAATTAGGATTATGGCCGGACCATGTGAGCAGCAGCAGGTCTCCGGGTTTGCTTTTAGCTACGGCGCTGGCGGGCGTATCGGTGCCGCTGACGGCGATGCGCGTGCCCAATCCGGCTTGTTCGCCGGTCCACCGTCCGACATTGATGCCGGTCACATCCTGATAGGCGCGCCACCATAATGCGGAGCAATCCGTATAGCCGGACGCCTCCGGATCAAGCCGCCCCGGACCTTGCGAGTAAGCGTATTTGCCGACACGCGCCGCTACCCATGCGACTACCTTGGATCCAGCGTCTGAACTGGTATCGCTACCGCTGTCAGTCTGCCCCCCGCTGATAGGTGTGCCGGCCGTGCCGCTATTCGTCCACGCCTGTTGCGCCGTCTGATAAAACTGGGAGGTTTTACCATTATCATGGAGCACAAGCACGTCGCCCACGAGTGAGATGTACCGCTGTTGCGCGGGCGTCGGGTTAATGACACCACTACCGCCCGGGTCACCTCCGGGCGTGGGAGCATCCCCCACCTGCCCAAAATCGGGCGGGGCGCTCTGCCCGTCCCAGCTGTTGAGCATGGCGTATGCCGTGTCGTACCGGTTACGATACTGGCCGAGCACACCATCATTGAGCGCCGTAGAGTGCAGCAAGTCAAGACTGGCGGTGCCGCTCGTGGATCCGAGCACGCGAAACGCCGACACGGGTGATTGATGATACATGGTCATGAAGAAAATGCGCTCGCGGATGTTGCCCGCTGGGAACCCGTGCGAGTCACATACTTGCTGGTAGGCGGTAAAATCATCCTCCCATTGCGCTTGCTGCATGGCATGATTAGGGTCGGTGGCCGCCCAAGCGTGCCATGCTTCGGCGTCGGCTTGCGTCACATAATAGTAGCTCATATCCTGATCAGCTTCAGCCGCTTGCGCTGCGGCCGTACTAGCAAAATATTGAGCGTACCCCGCCGAGTCGCTACCCTTACCGCGGAGGATAAGCGACTTGGCACGATTACCATACCATTGCATCATGCCAAGCGTAATCGGGTCATTGGGATTAATGGCCGCCCAATTATGGTTAGATTCGACGGCACCTATCACATACATGGCATAGAGGGATTGATTGGTCACGTTAACTCAATGTCCCAATGTTTACAGTAGCGAGCGGCGTTCCCGAGATTTGCGCTGTAGGCCAAGTTTCTCGTCGGTTTACAAGTACATTTGATTCCGTAAGAGACTCAACTGATGCGCTTATTGGGTTCATGGCGGCCGAATTCTTGCATACTACGTACACGTCCACAGTATTGTATGTTCCAAGGAGACCCTGGTAGAGCCTGATGTCAAAGTTCCCATTGTTGTTGTTGACGATTGCCTTTTTTACCGCTGCGGATGCTGCGGTGACTGCCTGTATGTAGAGCTTGACGTCCATGTAGTTCGCCGCGGCGAGATGCAGTCCCAGGCTCGTTCCTTCAATGATCCTTGCCACGCATACGCCTACGCCGACAGGCACGTTTACGGAGGAAGCGTAGACCGCGTAATCCTTGTCGTTAACGATGTTCGCACATTGTACCATGTCGTAGCCTTTGCTAAACGGCTTGGGCGACTGTACGCCGAATACCTGCTGGTCGTGCGATGTGTACACGATTCTCCAGCCAAGTGCGGCCGTCGTATATGCCGCAATCTGATATGACTTTCCGGCCCCGCCTGGTTCATAGACACGGAAACCGCTTACGACTATCGCAGTGAGTGCGTGTCCCCCAAGCGCCACCATGAGCCTCGCCAGCCCCGACCAGCCTGCATATGTATACACAAAAAGATTAGACACCATGATTCTCGTCGGCGTCGTGTTGAACGACCCGTCTATGAGAAGATCGGTGACGCCATAGTTACAGGTGTCGATGTAGATGTTGGTGAAGACGCCCCCCTTCGGGGCCATGATTCCATATACGTCCCCATCGACATAGTGCCCGAAGACATGTATGTCGCTTGCATTGAAGAACCCGTTGGAGGCGATGCAGTATTTCGCGTGATGTATTTGAGCATTGACGATGGACCAGTCGGGACCATGTGCAAGGATGCCGTATGCGTCCGTTATAACTTGTGTCGTCTTAATCTCTCCCACGCGAATTCCCGAGAGCATGGCGTCAAGTGAAACGGATTGATCGTGGTTGGGTGTCCCCAGTTCGATGTTGGCATGAACGGCGTTGTTGGTTCTCACCCCGTCTAGCCTGTACCCGGTTATATTGTCTGTGAACTGTATGCAATCTGTCGCGAGGTTGGCACCGTCGAAGATTCCTCCACGTACGGACTGTCGCTCGGTTATCGTCCCCAGCCCGCTATTTTTCGCCCCGATTAAAAACATCGCGGTCATAGGGGAAGTGGCGATAAACTTTGCAGAATCTGACATTTCTATCGAATATTCAATCGCGGTATTGTACGGGAATTGTATCTCTTTGTCGAGCATATAGACGCCTGCTGGTATATATATGCCGCCATATTCGGCAGAAGCGTCTACTATGGTCTGTAGCAGGTCGGACACCGGCTGGCCGGTCCCAGCTTTAAGTCCCCTGTCGCTAACATCAATGAGACTCAAATCACTCTTTCGGTCTAGCCCTGTATTCACTTCGACCTTAGTATAGGTAGTAGCCGTGTCGGCTTTCGTGGCCAGCTTACTGTCGACTTCAGTCTTGCTGTATGTGGTAGCCGTGTCGGCTTTCGTGGCCAGCTTACTGTCGACTTCAGTCTTGCTGTATGTGGTAGCCGTGTCGGCCTTGGTGGCAATCGTATTCGCGTTTTGATTAATCGCGGTGTCAATCTTTGACATATCTTCGTTGTAATCTTGAAGCGCAGAGACTTTATCGCTACCGTTATTGCTGTATTGAGTGAGATTATAATTCGGTGTTTTATTAGCGCTAGGCATGGTTGCTATCCTTAGTGTTGTGCGGCTTCGAGTCGCATTATTTTATCTTCGAGTCGCATTATTTTATCTTCAAGTGCTTTCATTTTCAAATCGATAATTTTCATGTCGCGGCTATAATCGTCAATAAACGACAATTTGTCACCATTAGACCCATATTGCGTGAGTCCATAATTAGGCGTGTGTTGCATACTAGGCATAATATCAGTCCTTAAACCATAGGATATCGTCACGAGTGATATCACCCGAAACAGTATTAACTTTATTAGTACTATGCAGGTCAAATACGCGAGGGTTAACACCGAGTGCGTCGAACTGCGCGGGAGATAATTCGAGACTATCAAAATCGGACACAAACAGCCCATGCGTCCGATCAGCATCATACATATCATCGAGCGCGCGCTGGAGCGCGACCCGCTGGCCATACACTGACCATACGACGATATTGTCGCTGGCTGCCGCTTGCTTGATCATGCTGATAAGCTCATCACGAAGATTAGCCATATCGAGCAACATCCCGGCGAGCGTGTCCTGCATGGTCTGCAGGTCGCCGTCAATCACGGTCACGCCATCGTTAATGTCCGACTGTACTGACTGGATGTGCGCCACCACCTGATTCACGTAATCAAGCAGGGTGAGTGTGTCACGGTAGTTAAACGGCTGCGTAGCACCAATCCGCTCAAAAGCCGGTGGCCGTGTTGTGGGCCATAATGTTTCACTCGGTAGCATATGCAATCCTTTCGAGCTTAGAACCTTACTCCAGTATACACGTCCGGCCCGCCATATCGCCGCCATGTCATGCGCGACGGCGTGCCCACTATCCGCATAAACAGCGGGGCCAGCTCCTCTATGACCATCATGTCAATATTAAGCATGGCCGATCGCCATGCGGTGATAAGCTGCGCCCCACTCATCCCCGCATAGCCATGACTATGAGTCGTACCATTACCCGAGTCCGACTGGTGGGTGAAATCAGTCGCGTTACTGCCGCTGCTTGAGCTGGTCGCAGACTGCGACCCGGTGGTATTCGAGTCAGTATCCGAGTTGGTTTGGTCAGCGTTAGTCGCATACTGCAAAAAGTCCGCTAACCGTGTTTGCGGAAACTCACTGTGCACGGTCGTGGCGCTTGAATGAGTTTTCGTGGTCGTGTCACTAGTAGTGTCGTTTTTACCCGTCTGTTCTGCGCTGCTCTTGGCAGACGATTCCGATGTTTGCGTTTGGTTGGAATCACTATACAAATCCTGGGTAAGCAGCGGGTCGAATTTGGTTTGCTCAGACACGTACAATTGATTATAGTAGGGCATGATTTCGTTCATTTTACGCCCCAAATTAAACGTAAACATTTGCGGCGTTTCCACGCCTATTTCCCTGAAAATGTAGTGTTCAATAATTTTCCTATTAAGCTTATTCCGGTATGCCTCATCAAAAATAGGATACGTATTAAGATGCAATGATGCATCATTATCGTAACCGAGGGCGATAAGATGCCCTAATTGCGTCGTATAGTCCGCATGGAATTCGGGCATAGCAAGATCTCTATACGCTCCGCTATCATTCATCATTATCATCCTTATCTGTACTCAAAATGCCGCCGCTCGTCGTGTCAGACCAGTCCACGCCAATATCATGCAAGGCGGGCCACAGTAGTTTAATCGTGTCGCACGCCTGTTGGCGGGCTTTCAAAAAACTCAATCTAAAAATGTTTGTTTTCTCCGAACCGGCCGCGACCTCCCCGGTCAGTAGTCGCTCTTTCTTCTCCGTATTACTGTTTTGAATGCCCATAAAACTCATACACTCATTCCAAATTTGCGCTTTATCTGATAGCAGTTTATCAGACAAATAGGGCGTAGTATTAGGAAACGACTGGAATTGCGAACCCAACCCGTCGCCATAGACAAGAATAGCGGGAACGCCATCCTGTTTCTGCTTGATCATGTTCTCAAGCGTTAATCGTTGGTTCTCGTCTTCGACGGTAACGATAAGCGGGATACTCATGTTATCCAAATTCACATCCAGCGCTCTGTCTACCATGGCTAACCGTTGCGCGTATAACGTGATAATATCGTTAAATGGTTGCCGAATAAGATTATCCCAAATCGGCACGCACTCTTTAGCCGTCAATGTTTTATAACTGTAATTATTAGCTACGGGCGTGAACTCTGTCGCGTTAAAATACGGGTTAACGTTGC